AAAATGTTATTTGTTCCAGCAGTACTTCTACATTTTGCCCAAACAAAATCAGGTTTAAAACCAACTCCAGTAATAGACATTGATGAACCATCACCAGTCCAAGTAACTGTATTGAAATATTTATTCGGCTTGTCTATATTTGAAAATGGCATCTGTTATCCGAATGTTGCTAAGTTTTTAGTATTCAAAGAGTAATATCCACTTGGTACTGCGTATGAAAAGTTACCGAATCCAGCACCATCAGTATATGAATTAGCTGAGTATGGTGGGTTGCCGAAATTAGTTTCATAAGTATAACCATAATCACCATCATAATCTCCAAATGCAAAATGATAAAAACCAGTATTTGTGCTTGATGCACCAGTTATAGAAAAACCATTTGTATTAGTTGCTGGGTTTGCACTATTTTTCCATGTTCCATTTCTTGACCAATAAATTTTATTATTATCTAAATCTAAAGCAATACCAACTATCATTCCTGTACTCATACCACCTTCTGTTCCATAACTTGTAGAAGTTCCATTATAAAATATAGTATTACCCTCTCCTCTCCAACCATAAGAATAATTAGCAGTTCCTATTGCACTTGTGCTAGATGTTGGTGGAAAATCAGATATACCAAAATGCCATTTATTTTCCGAAGCACCTTGAGCAGTACATTTTACTTCCATATACCATTTGCCTGTTGAAACACCTATTGTACTTCGTATAAGTGAATAATAAGCACCTGTTGTTACTCCTTTTAAATTTCCTTCTGATAATGTTAATCCACTATAAGAATTTTCTAAAGCATTAATTGTAGCAAAATTATTAGTAGGTGTATCTGTGCTTTGATCTACTGAAGTTAAATTATTTACTGTGAATGTGTTTCCGTTTCCTGAAGAATCTGTACCAAGAGATGCTGAGTTTTTAAATTGCAGATAGAAGCCATTAGTTCCAAACGAACCTGTGTATGCTTTTGGTTTCCATATTCCTGTGTCTGTGTCTGTTTCGCCGAATGATGATGGTGTTAGTTGTTGTCCATCAATGAAATTATATTCTGATAAATAACCATCAAAATAAACACTAGCATTACCATCTTCTCTACCAATCATGTGCTGAGTTGTAGTATTAACTTTAAAATCATAGTTTAAAGCTGGATCAGCAGAACTTGAATAAGAAGTTTCTTGAGTTCCATTTATATATAATTTTACTCTATTACTTGCTGTTGCTTGTGTAGTATCAACAGCAACAACTATATGATACCAAGCACTAATATCTCTAAAAACCCTATTTGTTGCAAATATTACATTGTTGTATTGCACAAGTCTTAAAGTGTTTGTACTTCCATGAAGCATTAATATAAACCAATCTGCATCAAGTATGCTTACTGAACTATTCCCTATTGCAAATGGACATTTATTTCCTGATGCTAAACTTGCTCTTTTTAACCAAAAACTTAATGTGAATGTTCTTCTGTTTGTAGTTGATGCAGGAGTTCTAGTTAAGTTATCAGAAGATGGTTGATTAAATCTTAATGAGTTTTTAATTGTATATCCACTTACAGAATTAGCACCTAATACAAGAAATGCCATTTAAATACCTCTTGGAAATTCTGCTAATGGTCTAGTGTAGATTGGAGATTGCTCTGTGCCTGTATTTGTATACTCATACAATGCCTTCAGTTGTTCCACAGTAGTACAAGCATTTATTTGTGTTTCTTGTTGATTGCTTACTATTCTTACTTCAGTTCTAAAATCTTGAATCTCTTGTGGTATAGCAGTTCCAGTATCTAATTTTCTAGTTACATACCAATCAGTTGATTGTAGTAGTCCAGCAGTTTGCTGTTTAGATATAGAAATCTTTTGAGATTTTAAACCTTTAATAACTACTTGCTTACCATCTTGAATTACTGGTTCGCCATCTTCATCAGTAGCATTGACATCATTTAATTGTTTAGGAGTTGCAGCTCCCCATTTTCTAACTGCTTTACCATTCTTAAATTCAAATATCTCATTAGTATTATTGTAGTAAGATTCATCTTTAAACTTAGAAGAATCTGTTTCAACTTCATAAATTCCGATTGCTTGTTTTTCTTCAGTAGTCCAAAGAGTAAATACTTGTGCAGGATATTGATTGTCGTTTAAAGTAAAAGGTTCTGGGTTAGAGAATACTTTTTCTATTTTATTATTAATTACAAGTGCGTACATATTAAGTTATTGATAAGTTTAAATTTCTACCCATTTCATGCCATACTGTTCCATTATATCTAAATACAAATACATCAGCTTTAGATACAGTTGTAGTTAGTGTTGGTGCAGTATCGCCAGTAAATTCATAAGCACTGTTCCAAGTTAAAGTTCTTGAACCAGTAGCATCTTGAATTACAGCAATAGAAATAAATTGTCCAGTAGCACCATTTGTAGGTGCAGATATAGTTCTGTTTCCACCTAAAGTTAATTTACAAACTTGTTGAGTAGATGCGTTCCAAGTAACAGTAGCACCATCAGTAAGTGTTGCTTCAGCAAAATATCCACCTTTACCAAATAATATATTTGAATCAGATAATGTTAATACAGTTCCAGTTGCAGAAGTAGATACTCCAGTTACTCCACCAGAAGCAAAAGACAATACACCTGAACCATTAGTAGATAAGAATTGACCAGAAGTTCCATCAGCAGAAGGAAGTGTTAAAGATAAGTCAGCAGATAATGAAGTTGGTGCAGATAAAGAAACATAGTTAGTTCCATTAGCTGTTGCTTCTCTAAAACGAATCTCTTTGTCATTATCTATAATTAAATTTACTGTTGAAGTTGTAGCTGTATCTGAAAGTGTTAAAACTGTTCCTGTTGCAGAAGTTGATAGACCAGTTATTGTAATTGAAGAATCTAACCAATCAACTGTGTTTGCTGTGTAATTAATTGTTGCGAGAGATATTGAATCAGCACCATCATAAAATTTTAAAGTAGGAGAAGTTGCATTAGTTGTGTCTAGCCATATTTGTCCAGCTACAGCACCAGTTGGTAATGATGTTCCTGAATTAGTTGTTTGAATTGCTGATAGTGCGTTATTAAGATCACTTCTGAATGAAGGGAATGATTGATTTGCTATGTTATAATCGTGCTGACTCATATTCTATCTAATATCCTTTAGCTAAGTAATCAAAAGTCTTACTAACTCCTGTGTTGCTACTGTTTTTAAATGCAACATTGAAACCATTAACAGTTTTACTTGAAATTGTAAAGTAATCTCCTGTGCTTAATCCTTGTGCTGTTATACCAACTGCATAAGAATTTGAGTAAAATGGTAAAGTAAATGTAACTGCGTAAGTTCCTGTTCCTGAAACAATATCATTTCCACTAAATATTCTATCTGGCATATCAACAGTAACACTTAATGCTTGAATAATAGGAGTAGAAGCTAAATCAGAAGAAGTTAATACTAATTTAAATTTTAAAAATCTGGCAGAATAATCCCCAATTACAAAATTTCTAAATGAAGTATAGGTTACTCCATCTGTTGATGTTGCTATTTGTAAAAATGCAGTACAGTTAGCTGGAGTATCTCCGTCAAAGTTAGAATTTGCGTCATCAAATAAAACTATTTCACTATCAAATAAATTATCTATGTTATCTGAACCTTGTGTAATGTTTGCAGTTATTCTTGAAGTATAAGTTCCACCTAAGTCTATTGGTGATGTAAATAAATAACTTCCTTCAGAATATAAATCATAAGTTGTTACACCTTCTTCAAAGAATGTTGCTGTTGCTGAATCAAATAATCCTATTGCACTATCAAATAGTTCTGATGAATCTAATCTTAAATATCCGTTCTCATCTACATAAACATTTGTTTTAGTTCCTGAGAATGTTGGAGATTGAGTTGATGTTACTATTGCATTGTAGTTTCCAACTGTTGTTACTGTTGTAGCTATAATAGATTCATTGTTTGAAAAGTTACCATTTTTATCAACTGCTTTAATTAAATAAGAACCTACTCTTGCTGGGACAGTAATTGATGTAGCTGGTCGTCCAACTCTTTCAACTAAAGAAACTGAATTAGCCCACTCAGCACCAGTTGTTAATGTAGAATATCTAATTGTGTAGTAAGCTAAATCTAAATCAGCAATTTGAGTCCAAGATAAATGTGCGTCTCCCCCAATTATATTACAAGCAAAATTTGTTACATCTGCTGGTGGTGCTGTTCCCCCAATAATAGTTCTTGAACCTGAAGTATATGTTGATGATACTCCTAATGTGTTAAATGCTTTAACTCTAACGTCATAAGTTTCTGCGTCTATTACATTTAGTATTCTTTGATTTAAACCTTTTCCTTGTCCAGCTATAATGTAATCTGTATCTGTGCTTAATTTGTATTCTACTTGGTAGTAATCTACAAAACTATCTGGTGAAGAACCTATTGTTACATCTAACGCAGTTATAACAACTCCATCTGAATACTGTATTAGTTGATCGTCCAAAGTAACTGAAGCTGGTGCAGAAACATTATTTGGATTTGGTAAAGTTGTATCAGCTATTGTTGGTGCTTGTGCTTTAGAACTCCAAGTATAGAAGTTGTCTTGATGTTCAATAAGTTTTAATGAAACTGTTGAATCTGTATTTATACTTAAACCATAAATTCTGAATAACTTAGAACTGAATCCACCAGTAGAATAAGTTAAATCAACTAAGTCTCCAATTGTTAAATTAAGTGCTTCTGAAGTACAATTTACTTCTACAGCTAAAGCATTTCTTGATCTTCTTAATACAATCTCGCAAAGTTCTTCTGCTTGATATGGATTTGTAATTCCTTGAAAACTAAAATTACCTTCTAAATTAGTTCCATTATCTTCTGCTAATAAAGTTGCATATCTATCTCCAACAGGTAAACCAGAATCATCAGCAGGTGGGAATGATACTGTATCTTCTTGCCACTCTTTATCAGGATTAACAAATGTACCTATAACTCGGTTATATTTAGTATTCTTTTTCTCACCAAATATTTTAATACCACCAATAATATTATCTGTTGTTAAACTTAATTGTGAAGTTCCAGTATTCTCAATGATTAAAAAGTATTTACCTTGTGTGTAGGTAAATATTGCTCTCATTGGATTTAATAATTCTCTTACATTGTCTATTAATTTTTGTTCAGTATCTAAAACTATATTAGTTTCAAATAGATTTATATTAGAACCACTTGTATAAGGTGTTACTTGAGTTTCGCATAATGTTGCAGAACTTTTAAATGAATCGTAATTAGTTTCAAATGCAGAATTAGGTAAACCTTTTCCATATCTACTATTTCTTAAATAATCTAATAAGCATAAAGCTGAATTTGGCGAATAAGTCCAAGTAGAAGAAGTATCTTCTCTATGAGAACCTGTTCCACCTTTAGTAGAATCTAATCTTGGGTCGTAAATCTTTTTACCTTTAAGAACTACTTTTACTTCAGGTAAAGAATTAAAAGCATCTTGATTCCAAGTAAATTTAAAAGCAAGATAAGCAACACCAGATAATTTATGATTACTTCCCCAATTTGTACTTGCGTCAAGTAAAGAAGAAACTGATTGATTATCTAAACCATAAAAAGATTGAACTGATATTAAACTAGCACCATCTTTATAATAATTGGTATCTGAACTATTTACTGTTCTAACTGTGCCATCTGTTAATGAACCTGACCAAGTTACTAGTTTATCATTAATATAAATTTCTTCTATTGATTCAATTCCGTTACCACCACCTTCACAAAGCACTCCTGCCATATAAAGATATTGGTTATCTGTTCCTGATGATTCTACAAATACTCTTGATATACCTATTTGTCTTTTTCCGTAGATAATTGGTATTGCAGTATTGTTAGATGCTTTATTAACTAAGATACCTTGTGCTTGTTGTTGCTCAGGTACATTTGGTTTTTTAGGTTTAGGTGCAAGTACCCAAGATATAGCTGTAGTTACAACTAATTGTACTATCGCAGATGTGATTGGATCAAAACCCATTAGATATGAAACTCCCTTTTAAATTTCATAGATCGTCTGTAGATAGTTGAGTCATCAGCTATTCTTAACCATTTTAAAGGTTGATCTACTTCTAATAAATTTCTAAAATATTGTTTAGTCCAAGACATAATCTCTCTTAAATTACTTTTAGCAACTGTTTCAATATGCCAAATATTGTTTCCTGATTTCCATTCGTTAGCTTTTAGTTTCCCAGTTGTCATAAATCTTTTTTCTACTTCATCACTTAAATATGCCCAATTAGTAAAACCCACAACTTCTCCATTAACTTGGTGCAGTTGATATTGTTCTAAATTAAAAGAAGGCAATATTGCATTTACTAAATCTTGGTATTTCATTTTATCGTATCTTGGGAACTGCCTATACAGATGTATAATTTTATATAAATCAGTTATGCCTTGCCCCATTTAATATCCTTTGCTGTTTGTGAAGCATAATCAAATCCGACATCAGTTGGGAAATGTAATGCTTGAGAGTTTGTATTAGTTTTTCTTCCTTTAACTTTATCAAAATCTGCCCAATGCGAAGCAATAGAAATACTTACTACTGAATTTGTATCATCTTCTTCAATACTTAGGTTTTCAATTCTTCCATCAAATAAAAGAAATGGATAATTAACTAGTGCTTGGTTCTCATCTAAGAAACCTCTATATACCCATGCTCTCTTATCCATGTAATCATTGTTTAAAAATAACGAGATAATAGTTTGATCTGCACCACCGAATTTTACTACTAAGTTGCTTACTGAAACTTCAGAAGATTCTGCTGATTCTGAACTTCCTAAAAATAAAGATGAAGTGTTGTAAGTGTTTCCATCAAATGTAATATTCTTATAGTGATCTGTATAATAACTTCCTGAACTTACTCCTAGATAAACAAGTTCTACTGGATTAAGTTTATTAGTTGCTAATTCTGTTATTAAAGAAGCATTGAGTGATCTAGGCATTACAATACCTCTATAAGATCAACTTCGTATTGAAAATAGTTTTCTGTGCCTACTCTAAATTCTTGAACATCATTTGTAAGACCAACAGTAAAATCTACACTAGAATAAATAAGTATTGCGTTATCTGCAACACCAGTTCTTAATGGTGGTTCAAATGTTAATGTACCTTGACCAGAACCATTAGAAGATACATCTTCAACGCACATATAAACTTTGTTTTGTCCTGTAAATCTAAAAAAATCTCCTGCTTTAAATACTCCTGATGTACTATTTGCCATTCCATCTATTGCAACTGAATTAACTCCTGCACTAATAGCACCATTAACTCTAATAACTCCTGAAGCAACTCCATTAGATGAAGCCATTGTAGCTGGTGTATATTGGAATGATTCTAATTGTGATCTTTGTTTCATTATGAAAGCTAGAATAGGTGCAAATTCTGATCTAGTCATAATTGGAAATGATAATGTTAGTTTAAATCTTTGTCCGTCAATTTGTCTTGCTTGTCGTCTGCCAGATACAGTTGTTGAAACAATAGTATTTTGTTGTGAAGTTATTGAAACTCCTTTTGTTGTAGGTGTAGAAGGAAATGTACCACTCATTATACTAAACTAGATTTTCCTTTCGCATTTAAAGCTTGGTTCATAATATTTACAATAGTTGATCTATTATTTAATAGCAATTCTTTTACTCCTCGTACATCTGTTGCAACGATAGTAAAATTATAACTATTAGCACCTGTTGCTAAATCTTGATTTGGAATAATAGTTCCATCTGTATTAGGAATAAATAATTCTCTACCACGTTCTCCTACAGTTATTGGCATACCACCTTTTACAGCACCACCTTCTGCAAATTCACCAACTGGATTATAAAAATTTGGTGCATCTAATGGTACACTTCCACCACCAGCAAAAGCATTAAAACCAATTTTTGCTAAAGTTCCTAAAAATCCACCACCACCAGATGAAGCAGATATTGAAGCTTGTGCTACTTTTTCTTGCGTAATAAGTTTTTCTAAAACTAATTGAGATGCTAGTCTAAGTAATATTTCTATTTGACTAGATATAATTCTAATTAAAGCATTTTGAACTGCACTCTTTAAAGTTTCTCCTAATGATTTACCAAGAACTATTGATTCAGCAATACCTTTAGAAAAATCTTTTATTCCTTGATTTAGAGTACCAGCTATAATTTCTGCTGTTTTATTTAGTTCATTTAATGCACTATCGTTAAGTTCTTTAAATTTTCCTATAATTTGATCTAATAAAGAAACTTGATTACCTAATCCTTGACCAGCTTGATTAATTAAATCATTAGTTATCTTTTGATTTTCTATATTTGTTTTTTGTTGTATATCAATTTTATTTAAGAAATCTTTAATTGTTGCATAAGCACCAGTTTCTTTTTCAAGTAAAGAATTGTTTTCTTCCAAAAAGAATTTTTGATTTCCAAATTGTTCAACAAATTTCTTTTGTGCATCTAATAATGAACCTAAAGCTAATGCTACAAATTTACCACCTGTTCCTAATAATAAAAATCCTACTATACCTAATTCTCTAACACCTCTTGGTAAAGAATCTATTATTGTTAATAAACCTTCAATACCACTTACTACAAATCTAAAAATAGGTGCTACTGCATCTATGATTAAACCAGCACCTAATAATATTCCTTTAGTTGCATTTATTAATGTTTGCCCAATTTTAACTGAAAATTCTTCAAATGTTTTTGAATTGTTCGTAATAAGATTATTAATAGTATCTAAACCAGCTTTAATAAAATCAAAGAAACCAGCTTTATTAATATCAGTTTGAAATTTAGTAAATGTATTAGTTAATTTTTTTAATGTTCCTTCAAATGTACTTGATAATACATCAGTTGCTTGTCCAAATCTTCCACCTACACCAAACACTCTATTAAATGCTTGTTCTGTTTGGAAAGCACTTATTTCTGCATTTTGTGAAAATCCTAATAAACTTGCTACACCTTTATCTTGAAATAATCTTGCTGAGTTTATTCCTTTAGTAAAAGCTTTTGATATTTGTTCAGCAGATGTTTGAAAGTCTAATCCTGTTATTGATGCAACATTACCAACAATCTGTAAGTTTTTAGATAAGTCATCAGTTGTTTTTGAAATGACTGCTAAATTGTTTGCAGAATTTACTATATCATCAAAAGCAAAAGGTGCTTTACTTGCAAATTGAGTTAATGTGTTAAATGCTTGTGAACCTTTTTCTACAGAACCAAATAAAAATGATAATTTATTTCTTGTTAATTCTGCTTGGCTTCCAACATTAATTAATGACTTAATTGTTATTCCTGCACCTAAACCAGCTAATGCGTTTCTTAGATTAAATATTGAGTTCTTAATATCTGTAAAAGCTTTTGAAGCATTGTCTATGACATTAAGTTTTATATTTAGTTGCTGATCTGCCATGTAGTTTCTCTTTATCTGCCTTCACTTTAAAGTAAGCTATCCAATAATAAAATTCATCTTG